ATCACCAAAGGTGTTGGCTATTGCATCAAACGAACTTCTAACTTGTTCGGCTGATAATCCAAATAATTTTGCTTTAATGGTATTGGCTTTTAAAGCTAAACCAATTTTCACATTTGCCATTACTCCACCACCAAACTCTTGACTTAATGCATTAGCTTGTTTAACTACACCTATTAAAGCGGCTCCAACTGCTAAAACTGCTGCCGCTATCTTTACATAGATATTCATTTCGGTAAGTTTATTGAATAGTGCTTGCATTTGATTCATTTTTTTCATACCATCGGCTATTCCTGGAAATATAGCTTCAAAGTCTCCTATTAATTCCTCTGATTCTTTTATTTCTTTTTTGATTCCTTTGTAAGCTTCTTCGAATTTCTTTAGTTTCTCAGGGTCGTTGGTTTCGGCTATTTGTTTTTGTAATTTTTCAAGAACTACACTTTGGTCTCTAAGAAAACCAGTTCCTCTTAAAAATGAACCATAAACTCCTTTGTATTTCTTACCTTGTTCTTCAACTTGTTTATTTAAGTCCATTTGTAACTTAACAACTCCTTGATATTCTTTCGGAAGTCGTTTCAGAGCTTGTGATATTGATTCTGTTCCAGCTTCTACATTTGCAAAAGATTCTTCAAGATTTTTATTCAAATCTTTCATTGGTTTAAAAGTCTTATTAAATGTGCCGTCTTTGTTTTTTTTTAATGCCATATATTATATTGTTAGGGTGTGTGAGATAATTTAAAAACTAAAATTTTTTAACGCTTGATTCCAAATTCTTTTTCTAAAATATCATCAAGTTCTTTTCTTGTTTTTTGTAATTGTGCATATTTGTTTTTGAAATTACGACTTTTTGCAGACATTTTTTTAAAAATGACTGGACGCATTCCTTTACCAATATAGTAAAATATTTTTTCAAGAACTGATTCGTTAAGTGTTTTTTTAGCCATAAATGTAATCCTTTGGTTTATACAATAATAAATATCAACTTCTTAGATTTTCATTATTTAAATTTACTATTTGATTTTTTTATAGCTTGTTCTTGTTGTTGTTTTTCTTGTTCGTATTGCTGAATTAAGCGTTTGTAGTAGAATCTACGAAGATAGACAGGTAAATCATATACCTCGTCAAAAGTGAAACCACCTTTTGCATAAAAGATGATTTGAAATATTTGTTCGTGTAAGTCTTTCTTATACTCGGGAGTCAGGCCAAAAAAACTGAGCAGTTATAGGAACTGCCACTCTCTCCTGTTCACCTCTACTATTTGGAACTTCACTTGTAAAGTCTAAATTAGGACTTGTTTCTTTGACAAAAGTTCTAAACGCTAATGAATCAACTGAAAGGAATTCGTTATCAACAAATTCGTTGATAGATTTTCTATCAGTTTTTCCGTCAACTGATTTGATTAGATATTTTAACCTTGTTGAATTTTCACGACTAACAGCTTCTATATCATCTTTGAATACTTTTTGAATTGCGTCTATTTCAACATCTATTAACATTTCGTCTCTGTGTGTAGGTATAGAAAAAGTTAAAATTCTTTCTGTTTTCGGTAGGGTAAACGAAAACGAGTTAACTCCTTTTTCATAATCAGAAAAATCATATTCCAATGAAACTAATTTTGTTAAATCAATTTTACCTTTAACTTTCTCACCATATTCATCAATAAAACTAAAGTCATAGTTTTTACCATAAGCTAATACTCTTGCTCCAATTAATATGGCATTTTTATCACCTACTAACAAATCACCATAATCAATTGTTTTATCGACCATTAATGATTGTAATAGTTTATCTAATGCTTTTCCTTGTTGAACTAAGTTTGCAGATGTAAGAATATCTTCATCTCGTGCAGTCATATATCTCATTTCTATTTTACCACTTGACAATGGATTGTCTTTTGGATAGAAATGTCCCTTCGACGGTAAATCAATGATTTCCGTAGGAAATTTATCTTGTGTCATTTTTACTCCTTTGTTTAAAACCTTTTAAATAACTATATTATTTTTTACCACCGAAGATTTTTTCAGCACCTGCGATACCGAAACAACCTAATGTGATTACGACAAATGAATTATAAATGAATTCTTGTATTACTAATTCGTTTCCAAACGCACCAGTAACCATATCAACAATACTTGTTATAGTCATTACTGCGAAAGACATAAAACCAATAATTGATTTTTCATTGTATTCATTTTTATCTTTAAATATTTCACTAAATCCCATTTTTTATCTCCTTAGAATTGTAGAATTGCATAATCATATTTTAGAGTTAATGCAATTTCAACTGGGTCTGATGTTGCATAATCCAATGTTCCGAAGTTAGCCGCTTCAATGTAAGAACCTTTTAAAGTCCACTCTTCAACAATGTCTCCAACTGGTCCTAATAGATTAAATGTGATATCTCTTTTGTAGAAATCAGAATAACCTTGACGACCTGTTACTGACTCGTGATGTTCTCTAATCCACTCCATTACTGATTGTGCGGCTGATGGAACTACTGGGTCATATAAAGTGATTTCTAATGGTTGCCAAGCACCTTTACCTTTCACATATCTTTTAACATTAATGTGTTCCAAGATAACTTCATCAAACTGAATAGAAGGTCTATTCATTGCTTTGATTGTGAAGGCTGGTATACCTTCGATATACATAATGAACCTATTTTGTGTTTTAGGTTCAAAAGGTGTAAACATAATTTCTGATGGGTCTAATAGTTCAGCCATTATAAATCTCCGTGTTTCATATTCAGTAATAAATATAACGAAACCGAAAAAATGATTAAATATATTTGATTATGTTTTGAAAGTTTTTTGAAAGTTTTTATAATAAAAAAAACCCCACTAAAAAGTGGGGCTTTTTTTCTGTCATTAACTATTATTCAGGGAATGTAGCACCTGTTGGTTGAACTACAAAGTCTAATACGATAAACTCTGCTGTTCTTGTTGGTTGAATAAATATCTGTCCGATTAGACGATTTCTATCGACTTCATCAGGAGTATTATTTGTATCATCCATAACCACTCTAAATGCACTTAAACCACTATTTGACTGAACATCCTCTAAGAAAGGATTAACAACATTTAAGAAACGATTTCTTGTTGCTGTTGTGTTCTGTTCAAATACTAAGAAACGAGAAGTTGATGCGATAAATTTCTTTAACGCGATTAACAATCTTCTTACATTTACTCTGTCTAATGCACTTGGTTTTCCTTGTAATGTTTTCTGACCAAACACCACTACACCCTGTCCAGGGAAAGTAGCGATTGGGTTAACTCTATTTTCATACAACTTATCTCTTTCACTATGAGTTAGTCTAGTTTGTGCTTCAACAACATCTGCTAAACCACCACGATTTAGACCTGCTGGAGCGAACCATTCAAAAGCTACCTCGTCATTGAATGCAATGACACCAGGTAAAACAACTGAAGGTGGCACCCAAGTTGGTCTGTTTGTGTTTTCGTCTATGACTTTTACCCACGGGTAATAAGTTGCTGTAAAGTTTGAATCCAATGAACTCACATTACTTGTTACAGTATCTACTGAATCACCATACTTAGCAGCGTCAAGGATAAGGAAAGTATCCGCTCTATCTTCTACTTTGTTTATTGCGTGATTAGTTACCGTTGAGTGAGTTCCGTGAATTACACCAGGTAATACCATCATATTGATATCAAACTCGTCTGGATTAGATACTGCGTTAATAGCTCTTTTATAAACTATTGAACCATTTTTACTAGCATTTGATAAATCAAATCCTTGTGTGTTGTTTCCAATATCTGTTCCAACAGCATAATGAGTTGCTGGGTCTTGTCCATCAAATCCCCATTGGAAAGGAACTGAGAACTTTCTTTGTTCAATAGCTGAATTAGAAAGTGTTATCAATTCTGTTTGGTCTGCGAAAGTTGTTGCTACTGCTGTAGCTCCGTCAGAACCTAACATATTTTCCAATGACATTGTTACATTATTACCTTGTGCGGCAGTTGATGGGATTGGTGATAGGTATTCTCTATTATCGAGATTACCGAAGTCAAACCCATAAAATGTATTTTGGTCAAAGTCTGCTACTGATGAACTTTGGTTTGATTTAAATGAAGCTGTTACAATTGTTGTAGCAGCTATACCTGCTGATGAATAAGGAACATATAGTTTATTAAATCCAAAAGGCACCACAGTAGTTGGGAAAGTTTCTAAATCTGAAAAGTCTCCTACTCTAATATGTTTACTTTTGTTTGGATAATCACCATAATAAGTTAACTTACCATTTGAATCTATTTCTACAAATCTATCACCAATTACTCTTGCGAAGTAATTTGTTGAACTTGGGTCAAATGTTAAGTTGTCAAATTGTTCCATTACTGAATCATTTTCAGGTCTATTAGGGTCGTTACTAAAGTTTACTGAACGCACTTGTAATGAGAAAGTTCCGTAGTCAGAACCAGCAACACTACCAGCATCTTTTACATTTAAGATGTTGATTTTGAAGTGTTCATTTACATTACTTCCGTGTGAACGAGTGTAAACTCTGAATAAACTATATCTTGAACCACCTAATCTTTGTGATTGTATGTAAGGTGTTCTTGCATATTGATAGTTTACATTACCAGTCCAAGTAGCCGCTGTTCCGTCCGCATTAAATGCAGTAGAACCACTTGCTAAATTTATGGAACCTGTTTCAAAAGTTGCTGAAACAAAACTACCACTTAATTTACCCGTGATATCTCCGTGAAATGATTTAAAGTTTTTATACAAATATACTGGTTTAGTATTGTTTTGTGGGTCTTTTGGTAATACTTTGTCAATGTATATTCCACTACCGGTATTAAACGAGAAGGAAGCCGTTAAAGAATTGACTCCTGCTGTAATGTTTATACCTGAACTTGATAGTGGTGCATTAACAAATGAACCAGAATCTTCATCTAGTATATTACCACTTGTTACTCCACCCAACCTTGTTGGTGCTAAAATAGCAAGTGTTTTTCCGAATAATTCTGGATACGCTTGAGCTCCGTCTTTTTCTTTATGAAAAGCGGTAGAACCAGTTGTTTGTAGCACTAAGGCACTAGCACTATAACCACCGATTGCTAAAACACGAACAATTGTTACTGTACCAGCAGATTTTAAGTATTGTTTAGCCGTGTAAGGGACATAAAAACGAGAATCTAAAGTTCCAAATATCTCTTCAAACTCACTAAAACTACTGATGATTGTTGGTGTGAACGCTGGCCCTTTTTGTGTAGGCCCAATTAATGCGGCACCAATCTCAGAAATTCCTTGAGGTAAAAAAGATAAGTCTTTTTCTCGTGTAAATACACCAGGGCTAACTATTCTTTCTGCCATTATTTTTCTCCGATTGATTGAAATTAAAACTAATAATAAATATCAGCTTAAAATCTCAAAAGTGTTATACGATACTAATTTTTTTAGTTGTTTTCGGTTTCTTCAGCACTAATAGGTGTGTATTCACCTGTTTGTGGATTTAAAGAACCTGGGCCATATTTTTCAGTTAGAGATTGAACTAATTCAGTTTCTTTTTGACGATTATCGTCCCACGCTTTTTCTAACGCTTCTTCTGATTGTTCTAATGAATTAAATTGTCTTTCTAAATTCATTTTACTAACTTTTAATTGACCAAACTGAGTTGAAATACCTGCATAAGTATTTTGTAACTCTTGTAATGATTGAAGTTCTTCTTCAGAAAATTTTACCGCTTCACCATCACTCATTTGACTTTTTAGTTTTGTTTCTTCAGCCATTTTGTAACTCCTTATTGTTTAACTGCTTTATATCTACGACCTGACGAATCTTCGTTTTGTAGTTCAACTGCTTTTTCCCAGGCTTCTTGTTCGTTATCAAACGAAAAAGTTTGAGTATCACCAGAACCACTTAATTGACTCCAAAATTGTTGTTTGGTAGCCCACTCAGGGTCTTGTGAACCTGTTAAAAAATATTGTTTTACTACTATCCAAGTCATATGTTAATAAATATCAGTTTGTTTTTCTTTATTCAATTTTATTTTGATTTTAACTCAGAATTTACCAATACTCCATCTGCATAGAAATTGTCATTCTTGGTTAATATCGTGTAGGTGTTATGTTCACCTTTAAATTCTTCTATGTTGATAACATTAGCATAATATTTACCCAATACCATTATTAAATCATTAACTTTTAATTTAGTTGATTCAATATCATATCTTGATTTAGCTAGTTCAGGATTATCAGAAACCATTGTTCCGTCTTTTGTATAAATAGGGTGGTCTGTTGTTAAAATAATTTCTTGTTTCCAATCATCTCCACGAT